AATTCATATTCTACCGTTGGGTCAACAATAGCAATAAGATTGGTATCTGGAACATTAGCTTTCTTTAAAGCGAACAAAGCTTTAGCAAAATCCTTAACAGCCATAACTTTATTAGTGCCAGTCGCCGTGAAACGGTGAGCAGCGCCATTAATGCTATTGGCGTTATTAGTCGTTTGCGTGTGAGCACCAGTACTATCAGTTGGGTCTGCCAACTTAAAGATATTGGTTTCCACTTCTTCAGCTAATGCACGCGATATTTTAGGCACAAAACTAGCTTCTAGCTCTGCGGCATAGAAAGCGTCCTGTCGTGCTTTTTCCGTAATATACAATCCACTCTGTTTATACTGATTGACCACGAATGTAAAATTACCTGTATCCAGAGAATCATACACCACCGCCGTATCTTCGGTATAGTCTCGTACTGAGGCATCACCGATTGACGGAATATTTAGAGTCGTACCATCAGGGAAATCATTACGCCAGTTGACATAACCTTGTCCACTAAGCTCGTCCTTCAGGACTTCCTTGATTTGTGCGCTCCAAAGATTTGATCTAGTAAGATGAGTGGCTGTTTTTGCAGTCGTTAAACTCATGCTTTTACTCCTTACTCATTCCAAGCATCTCCTAAAGTAGCAAAATCTTCTTGCATCTGACTTTGTAATTGAATATCAGCATAGAACTTTCCTAAGCCCATCTCTTTACGCATAGCGTCATAATACGTTTTGTTCCGCCTATTTGAATTAACAGGAGGAACTTCCGAATTTACATTCGCTCTAGAAGCGATTGAAATATCCCCTTTATCTTGGGGAGGGTTAATATTTAAAATGCGGAGGGCTGCTACCGGAGATGTTTGAGCAAGTATTTTAAACTGTTCTACTGATAGTCCCGAATCTTCGCGGACTTTCTGTAGGTGAGTTTTAGCTTGTTCGACATCGCCATTGAACTGATTAATCAATTCAGCATTAACTGAGGTTTGATTTTCATTAGCTCTATCAGCTTCCGCACGCCTATTGAATTCTCCCGCTACGAGAGATTTAACATCTACTGAGTCTGTTCCAGTTTGGTTAGCCGGACTAGTTTCGGTAGGGCGGTTTTCAAGTGCATGAATTACGTCGTCAATTGTCTTTGACTCTTTACGTGCTTCTTCTAGCTTCGTCAACTCTTCACGCATATTAGCGTTTTCAAACTCAAGTTTCGAGATATGCTCATCTGCGTGGGTCTTTGATTTGGCTAAAGCTTCTACGTTGTTGTATTTCTTCCCTTCTCCAACCAACTCATCCACTACGGTCGTAGTCTCTGAGCTTTCTTTTTTGACTTCTGTTTGTGTTTCATTTCCGATAAGGTCGTCGGCCATTTTATTTCTCCTTTGGTCTAGGTATTATTTTATGTATAGTTTCTAACCCTTTCAAATATCCAGCATAATACATCATCGCTTTATCCACATTAGGTGAATTCATATCGTATTGTCTATTCTTTGACGCGGTATATTCTTTCTGGATAATCTTTCGTAATACTGAGAACAACCATGTCTGTTGCTCTAATATTGCTTTAAATTTTTCGTGGTCGTCTTTGGCGACTAATTTATGGTCAGCAAACCATGTGCCTGATATCGCACCGGGTTTCGACTCGATAATATCTAAGCCTTCCTCGAAGTTTACGTATTTATCCCACATCAATATCTGACAACATTTCTTCGGCTTCTTCTAAGCCGGTAGGATCAATGCTTGCTTCTGTCGCCGCTTGTTGCTGCGCCGACTGAAGTAGTGATTGTGTATCCGCTTGTTCTGCGATTCGCACATTAGCTTCCACGATATCAAAATGGTCTAGATCACTAAGTTCTTCGAGAGCCAAAGCTATCTTCAGTCCCGACATATGCACGTTAATCGAAGGATCTGCGTACACGGGCGATGCCGCCAATGTATTTAGATTCTGTAGTAACTGTGCTCGACGAGCGAAATGTTTAGCTCCTTTAGGTATTAAATTACCCGCAGCCTGTAAGTCTTCTTTAGTTATCTCTTCGAAAGAAACTGTTCCTATTTCACTCTCTACTCGTATCTGATCTGCCACATCCAGATTCTCTCGGGCTGCAGCTAACATTTGATTCAATACTTTCTCCGTCATATTAGCATCGAAGTAACTAGCTTTGTGTTGGAATATGCGTCCCGTATTATTCTCTAGGGTTTGCACTTCGAAAGCTGTCTTCTCTCCGGGGGTACGAATACCCATTGCTTGTCGCGGAGCACCCGCCATATCTTCCATACTACGTTCTAGTATATCAATTTGAAAATCAGCGTTCAGTGCTGTAGCGTCAGGACTAAGAACTGAGACATCAGAATCTATATCTCCATAGATTTTCTCGCCCGGTCCCCATTCCCACTCTTCTACTTCACCGCGTTGATAAACTACGGGAAGGGCAATTTGGTCGAATACGTCTGCCTTTAAATTTTCTAAGTGGTCAATACGATATTGCATACCTACCAAATTGTCCAGTGGTCCCATAGCCATCAAATTGTCGGGGCGTTGCCGCCAACCTACGTGCTCTTTATTCATTCTTCCGAGCCAACTCTTATACGGAGCATTACTGACTACAAAAGAACGATCAATTATAATTATACGGACACCCGCATACAGTTCCCCGTTTTCGGTGTCGTATAGATCTCCATTAAATTCCAAAACTTCAACTTGTCCGCTTTGGTAATAGTCGTACATATTACCAAAACCGTCTATCCGAATCGCGGATTTAATTAGATTATCTTTTTGGCCCTTGCTAAGACCGGACATACTTGTTCTTATATCAATCGCTTTAGCGAACGCTTCATCTATCCATTCATCGGCTCCAACTACGTCCTCTCGCATTTTGGCTAGTTCACCCAACGTCATAACAGAGCGAACTATGTGCGGAGTTTTGTGGAAGTCCGATGCCTCGATATTAAAACAAATATTAAAAGGTGAGATACGAACTAACTTTGGTCCTACATATACAATCGTTTCTGTGTTATCTTCTTCATTAGGATGCGTTTCTTTTACGTAGACTACTTCAGCAAAAGCATTTCCATAATCAATGTAGTCATATACTAATCGACTCATGGTCTGTAGGAAATCAGATTGACGAATCTTATTCCGCATATATGCCGTAATCTTTCGGGCCTTCTCTGCATCAGCCGCCGCCTCGGACATAGGTTCCCATTTAAAGAAATCGTCGTGCGGGAACAATGCCGCCATATAATTTGCGTGTAGATTATCTCGAATCTGTGTCAACTTCGGTCTAGTTGTTGAGTTCTTCCATCCTTCATTGGCGTTCGTAGTTGTCGAGGTATCCGTGGCAAACAAGTAATTCCGAAGTTCGGCTCGTTCCTTCTCCCACGGTGCGCGAGATTGTTTCCAGCTAGTCCACAGATTTGCTATAACACCAGCTAATCCATCTGGCTCGTATGGAGCTTTATAGTCCACTGTTCTATTTTCGTTTATTGCCATTATGTACCTACGTTTCTAACGCCACCAAAGCGAGGATGATATATAATAGTCTTCTCTTTGGTAGCTTTTCTATGTTTAGGAATGATTGCAATGTCAATAGCATTTGCCAAAGCATCTTTGATATCATCGTGAGCCGGTCTTTCTTGCCGTAATTCTTCTTCTAGTTCTTGGCATAGACCACCCCGATAATGCCATATCGAATAGTTTTCATATCGTGGATGTAGTACTGCCGCCATTCTTTCTTCCTTAGAGCCTTGTGTGCGATTAGGTCTATGTGGATCTATACTCAAGTTTAAGCCTTCTTGTCGGATTCGAACTCGTAACTCTTCCACAATCGCTTCTTGTGCAACCGTAACTTCTGCTCGAAGTTTTCGGTATCCCCAATGGATATGACCCTCGAATACTGCTTTAAAGTAATCTCCAATTTTGTTGGTTCTAAACCTATCAATGTCCAGTACATAGTAATTACCTTCCGTGTCTACCCCAACTGTAACTAAGGCTGTATAGTCAGCTTTAGCATTTAGGCTAAACGCGAAGTCGATAGCTGCAAAGATAGATAATGATCGTCCTTTAAATTGCCACACATTACCGTGTTTCTCTAAGTAGCGTTTATCATAGTATTGCATATAGTCAGATGATAATGCTTCGCTATCCGGATCATTGGGGTTGTTGTAGTACTGCGCCCTAAACTGGCTTCGATCTAAATACTTACCCCGCTTTGTCGCTAAGATATTAGCATTAAACCCGAACCATTTACCATCTCTTCTCTGTTGGCGCGGCCATAAATACTCTCCACTACCGTCGCCCACATCTTCTACTGTTGCTTGAAAGACTTCATAGATTAAATCTTGGGACACTATGTGTCCTTCTTCATTAACTACTTCTGCTTTCATTTCTACCATTTGGCCGTACAAATCTTTCGAATGGTATCTAGTTCCTACTGCCCATTCCCTTGCTCCTGCACTTTCGATGGAAGACAAAAGAGAGTACTGGCCCTCAACCTTATCACGCCCTTCTTTTGTGTAGGCATTTTCTTGAACAACAATGTCGTCTAGAACGCAAATGTCACAATGTAGGCCCGTAATAGAGGTTGTTAAACCAGCCGTGAACACTGTGGGTTCCCGAATTCCCTCTATTTTACGGAGGGGATGGTCTACCGCAATTTCATTTACTGCCCATTTTTCGCGCTTGCCCTCGTCAGGGAGGGTCATATTGGACCAGTATCTCCTATAAATTTTACTAT